CCTCCGACAAATTGTCGAGGTCAATACCCATCTCAAGGAGGATATCAATAGGATCAGTTGTCTTAGCCGCCATACTTTCGTTGCTGCTGTTCTTGTTTTTCCTTTTCTTCCTTGAGATGTTGACTCAAGAGTTCCACATAGATGTCTCGTTCCCAAGGCATCATGTTTTCAATTTCAGTTAATGAATATTTATGGTACTGTATCAAGGCAAAATTGAGTCTAAAATAAGCCTCAAGATCCATGTGGATCATGCCTAGGCGAAAAAACTTGCCAGTCCCTCCAGAAGGACTTCATTCTCCTTCTTAGTATTTGGATTTACAAACTTCACAATATGTGTAAGTTTTGGCATAGTCTCAAAGAAAGATTCAATCTCCTTAAACTGAGTGGAATTCATTTGCTCAAGGAATTCTTTAATTTCTTTCTTAGTACAATCAGCAGCTGCCCACACTTCTTCTTCACTGTAGATCTTATCTACACAAGATGCAATCAAGTCAAATGATTGTTCCAGTTGATTCTTCTCATTAAAGTCAAAGTTATTTGAAATGAACTGATCCAATGAAGGATACTTCATTTCCATCATTAAGGTATCGTCAAGTTTAATCTGACGAGTGTGTTCATCATTCTTTTCTACTTTAATCTCGTCTAAAGCAATAGTTACTTTGACTTCAGTCTCCCCATCATCAGGAGCAACTAAATTTACCTCAACTTCCTCACCAACAGACTTTCCACGAATGTTAAGGAAGAGATATTCAATATCAAATGTCGGAAGAGTTTCTACCTTAACTCCCTTTGTCTGAATACAGTTTTTCAGAACAGACTTAATTGCTGTTGTGATTTGCTTTGTATCCTCACTTTCCATTGCAAGGACAAGAAGTTTTTCTTCCTTGACTAGGAAAGGTCTATATTGAATTGTTTGTCCTGTAGATGGCAATTCAAGATCATACTTGGGCGTAGCAATCTTTGGTAAAGGCATAATGACCTATAGATGTATTTCAGTGTGATTATTTATCAGTCAAATCGTGGAGTTTCTACTCTGATTCTGCTCTAAGTCTCTTCATACGCTCACGCTCAGACTTCAGTCGTGGATCATAACTTGCTCTAGCAGTTACATCTCTATCTCTGATATCAAATGATTCTCTGACTTTGGATTCTTTTGCTTGAGGAACTGGTGGTTCTTGAGTATTTTTCTGCTGAGGTCTTTGAGTTTGAGTAGAGGTTCCAGGTTGTTCCGGTGGACCTATCAGTTCAGTAATAACATATCTCAAATATGTCATAGAGACAGTACACTTCAGAAGACCAGAAGAATCATAACTTACAGGCATCGAATTTACTGCGACAGGATATGCACCAATAAACTCATACTCTAAACTATTCCTGTAATCTTTCTCAAATTTTGTAATTTTAAGACCTCTCTCACATCTATATTCCTCAGGAAAATTCATTCTATAATGATATCCTACATTTACTAAATTTCTTTCATCAGTATCTGTTCTAGGTCCAGATTCTCCTGTCACATATCTCATCCATCTCTCAAAAAATCTGATGGGTAGATATTTTTGAGTATCCACATAGAATGTAAAATCAATTCTATCATCGTACATTCTTCTGTGTGCATATCTTTCGGTTACACCAGCATAATCATTCTTAAGTTCAAAGGTCGCAATAGATGATCCAGGAAGAGACGCTTCCGAACAAGATATACCTAGTGTTTTTTGATCATCAGCGGGAGCAATATCTGTCAGCAAAGTATTGAGAGTACCAGATCCCACAGGAATTTCTACCTCATAATGAGAGGTTAGTGCGGGTTGAAGTATCTTTGACTTTAAACCGGCGAAACCACTTTTGTTGCCGTATGAAAATTTTGTGCCAGGCATTTATAAATAGTTTTTACCTTATATATTATGTATGGCCGAAAGTATCAAGAGTAAATACAGACCATCATTTCCTAGCAAATATAAGGGTGACCCCACCAATATTATATGCCGAAGTAGTTGGGAACGCAAGTTCTGTCGGTGGTGTGATATGAATGAAAACATTCTTCAGTGGGGTAGTGAAGAGTTTCATATTCCATATGTTTCTCCTCTTGATCGTCGAGTTCACAAATACTACCCAGACTTCATTATAAAGGTCAAAGAAAGCACAGGTCAAATCAAGACCTATGTAATAGAAGTAAAACCAAAGAAACAAACAAAACCACCAGCAAGAAGACAGAGAGTTACTAAGTCTTACATCTATGAATGTAAAACTTGGGAAGTCAATCAAGCAAAGTGGAAAGCAGCAGTTGAATTTTGTGAAGATAGAAGAATTGAGTTTAAGATCATCACAGAAGACGAACTAGGTATCAAATGAACCGCATAGAACCTGTTATTGCCGATCTTAAATCCGAGAAAGATCTTGGAGAGAGAATGGAATTGATAATGTATGCGCTGAATGATACTGTAACACCTATCCCTGAAGAAGGTAACATCTGCACCTTTAAATATTTTGCAAAAACTCCCAATATCGAATACGATCAGCACCCATTAGTCGCAGTAACTGATGTATTTTCCTGGGGATTTCGTGGTATTAACTTTCACTGGAGAGATTATAGACAATATACTTGGGAAGAATTAGGAACTCAGGTCTATATTGTCTACAGAGAAGAACTTGATGACTTACTCTCACTACAATATACAAAACGGGTGCTAAATAAATAAAAACCACCATATCTAATGGCATCGAAAACATCAAAACCAATTGTAGTTGACAGAGGGACTGCTGGTGGTAAGAGTTACTATGTTACTGATGTAACCACCCTTGCTAATGGTGGTGTCTTGAGAGAGACATATAGATCTGACGATAAAGGAAATAAGCAAGCTAAGATTCAAACAGTTAAAGTTGATGGTTCTGGTAAGATAATAGAAGATACAGTAAATACATCTACTGCAACCATTGCAGAACAGAGAGATTTTAGAAATCCAAACTCTCAACTTAGAAATGGTGTCAAAAAGCAAGTGAATAATACCGCAACAGATCTTGCAGGTGATAATATTGATGGGACAACTAAAGAAACAATTCAGAAGGCATCATTTGGTAGTGGTAATGACTTACTAAATGATGCTCAAGTTACTGCTGCTTCAAGACCAGCGGCATCTGTTACTAGTAAATCCAATCTTAAACCAGAAGAATCTGCTGAAGGAACAAGAACACAATTTCCAACATTAATCCATCCAGCGGATCTTGGTTCATCAAAACAAGATGTTATTCGCTTTGATATGCATGAGTATGTTCCTGGAGAGTTGACTCAATCGGGTACGGCACTTGGATTTAATAGTGGAACCAATAATTTGGGACCCTCTATTGGTTCAGTTACTCTACCAATACCAAGCGGAATAACAGATCAAAACAAAGCAGATTGGGGATCAAACTCAATGACTGCTCTTGACATTGCAAAGGCAGATGTTGCTAAAACAGCAATTTTTGATGGTCTTCAAGAAGGTGCAACCAAATTTCTAGGTTACATTGAGAAAGCAAAAAGTAATAGTAGTGCAATAGGAAGTGCAGTAGGAAATGCATTTGCAGCAGCTGCTGCAGGTGTAGACGGTCAAGCACTGTTGTCAAGAACAACAGGAATGGTAATGAACCCTAATATGGAACTTTTATTCAAGGGTCCATCTTTGAGACCATTCTCCTTTAAGTTTAAGTTGGCACCCAGAGGACAAACAGAAGCAGATAATATTATCAAAATAATTAGATTCTTCAAGCAAGGAGGTGCTCCGATTAGATCCAAATCTAACTTGTTCCTCAAGTCACCTCATGTTTTTAGACTTACTTATATACATAGAGGTGAGCAAGGAGAATTGCATAAAAAATTAAACGCATTCAAGACTTGTGCATTACAAGGGTTTGGAGTTAACTATACTCCAACAGGAAACTATGCAACCTACCAAGACGGAACAATGGTTGCATACGATATTAATATGAGTTTCACTGAAATTACTCCGGTCTTTAATGATGATTATGATTTAGACGATTCATTCATCGGTTTCTAAGATGTCAAATTATTTCAGTCAATTACCAGATTTTGAGTACGTCAGTAGACTTCCTGACTCTAAAATATCTGATTACAATCCAGTAAAAAATCTCTTCATGAGAGGCAAACTCAGGGAAGATATTTTTCAGAATGTCGCGGTATTTACAAAGTATGAAGTTAAGGGTGATGATAGACCAGATAATGTTGCCTTTGAGTTCTATGGTGATGCCAACTTAGATTGGTTAGTTCTTACATGCAATAATATCATCAATGTGTATGATGAATGGCCAATGTCTCAATTTAATTTTGAAAATTATTTGTTAGATAAGTATGATAATTATGAGACTATTAATGCAACTCACCACTACGAAACAACCGAAGTTAAAAATTCTAAAGGTGTAGTGATTGTTCCTGCAGGATTAGAAGTTGACTCTGATTATTCTATCTCTTTCTATGATGAGCAGATAGAAGGAATGACAACTGTATCATCTCCCGTAACTGAAATAACAAACTATCATTATGAAGAGAAACTACAGCAAGATAAAAGAAATATATTTCTGTTAAAAGCAAGATTCCTGAATGTAGTTAAGGATGACTTGGAAGAAATGATGGAATATAAAAAAGGTTCCACTCAATATAAGAGTGAAACCTTAAAGACTGCAGATAATATTAGATTATTTCAGTAAGTTTATATACGCTGCGACGACCAAAAGAGTCAA